CATAGCCCGTCGCGAACGCGAGCGCCGTCTCACTCCCAACAACCGTGATCCCGCTCGCCCCGTCGAGGGCGCCGCCGTTGTTGTACTGGAGCTGCGTGTTGCTCCCGCCGGCGCCGCCGTAGACGGTGTTCAGGACTTGGTTGAAAACGTCGGTGTAGCCGTACGTCGCGTCCCGCCAGAGCTCCTCCCCGTTGACTACGGGGATGATGCTCGCGGCGTTCGCCTTGCCGAATACGCGATAGGTGCTCGACGATTCGCCGACCGAGTTGGCGACCGTGAGCTTGATTCCGAACGAGCGCCCAAGACCGTCGCCGGGGTCGGACGGCATCGTAACGGTTGCGGTCGCCCCGCTCGGCGTGCCGCTCGGCGTGATGACGAGCGCCGCCTGGTCGCTCTTGCTTGTCCCGACGATCGTCCAGACGATACTGGCGACGCCGGTGAGCGACTGGATGACAAATGTCACCGTCGCGCCGTAGTTCGCGGCGTGCGCCTGTACGGTGGTCGAGCCGTTGACCGAGAAGAGCGAGGGGGGGGCAGTCATGCTAGAGGGCCGTCACAGTTCCGGCCGTGTCTTTCTTGGCCATTCCGGGGAGGTCGGACGAGTTGAAAACGGTGATGCCGACGAGCGGTGTCGGGACCTGGGAGTTGGCCATCGGTAGGAAGTTGATCGCCTCGCCCTGCCGAGCGACGGCAGCGGCCACGACTGCGATCCGCAGGATATACGTGGTCGCCGAATCGACGACGCACTGGAGCAGGTAGAGCCCCGGCACGTCCGGCAGGAACTTCGGGCTTGCCGCCGTCGGGTCGTCGATGGCCGATTGGGCGGGCGAACTCGCCGAGGGGATCGCGATCGTCCAGGCGTAACCGGCTCCGGCCGGGCTCGTCGCGAGCGTCACCTGTTCGTTCGAGACGAAGCCCGAAGTGGTCGCGTCCGCCGTGCTCGCGGCGTGGGTCTTGGATACCGAAGTTGCCGAGATGCCCGCCATCGTCTACGTCTCCAAAAACCCGGCCGTGCCGATGAGGACCGCCGCGCCCGTGCTCTGCCCGGGCTCCGCAGTCGGCGAGATCGCGGCGAGTGACGCCATGAAAAGCCGGTGCAAGTCGGGCAGCGCAGGGAGCGCCGTCAGCGTGTTGAAGTCGTCGATGTTGTCGTGCATGTTCGCGATCCGGTGCGCCTCGTAAGCGCGGAAGTAGTCGCCGATCGCCTGGAAGATCGTCGCCGGGTTGTTCTCGTCCGCCGTGATCGGGAGCAGCGTGTTCTTCAGGTCGAAGAAGACGCCGGACTCCTTGTGGATCTCGAACCCGCCCGGTAGCGCGTACTCGGGGTTCGCGGCGACGTTCTCCTTCGAGTTCAGCATGTGCTGACCGAGCCGCGTGCGGACCTTGTTCAGGGCCTTGGCGATGCCACCGAGGGAGGTCGAGCCCGAGTAGTTCTCCTCGAGATCGACCTGACTGTCGGCGTTCTCGTGGTAGGCGACGGTGACCGAGTGGTCTGCGAACTCGGCGATGAAGTTGTCGACGATGTCGCCGAGGCTTCCCATCGCCGTGGACGGGCTGAGGTCACGCAGCGCGAGCGCCGCGGCTGTAACCAATGCGGTCTTGGACGCGGTGCGTGCGCGGTCGCTGGTCGGATCGACGATCGCGGGCGACGCCTCGCCGTGCACCGCCGCGGTCGTCTGCCGGATCGTGTCGTTCACGGCGTAGAGCACGAGGGTCGCCCGGTCGTCGCCGTGCCCGAGCTCCTGCGTGAGCCTCTGGGCCACGTAGAGCGATAGAGTCGTCTCCCCGCCGCTCTTCGTCTCTGTCGGCGCGCCGCGCGTGTCTCCCTCGTAGCCGCCGCCCCAGGCGTTCCCCTTGACGTACTCCTGCGCGAGGAGCGTGTAGGCGCCGCCCTTGTCGAATGCCTTGCGCCACGGGTGATCGGCGCCGCCTTCGCCTTCGTAGACGAGCACGCGAGACGCCTGGCTTTCCTCGAGCGCGCTGGCGATTCCGGAGCCCTCGGGGGCCACGGTGCACCAGACGCGGATGTAGTTCGCGGCGCCGTTGGAGAACGAGAAGGTGACGCGGGCCGGGCGGTTGGGGATCGGGTAGGTCGGGGTTGCGGAGAGCGTCGTCACAGGCCGCCCGCGAAGGTGCGAAACACGTCATCGGTGGCGTCGATGGACGCGATCCATTGGCCGTCGGAGGCCGCCGCCGCGCCGCCGTCTCCGCCGAGCGCAATGACGAGGTACTGCTTCATGGTGACGCCGTCGTAGTAGCCGGCAACGCACTGGCTGGTCTGGAACCCGTGGATCAGGAATACGCGCCCGATGTGCGAGACGCCGAGCTTGGGCCACCCGACCCCGCCGACCGTGCTCGGGTTAGCTCCGCCGTCGACCCAGGTGATGCCGTCCGTCGAGTACGCCCAGTTGGACGCTCCGAAGGCGAGGAATCGCTCGTAGCGAGGATCCCAGATCACGCCGAACCACGTCTGCGTGGTCGGCAGCGTGCGCTCCGTGTACGTCACGCCGTCCGTGGTCGTGAGGCACTTGTCCGTCGAGACGCTGGTGCCGGGGTTTCCGGTGGGCCCCGCGAGGATGACGACGATCGAGCCGCTCGAGGCCATCGGCCCGCGCGCATGCGTGTTCGGGAGGCCCGTCCGCTGCGTCCACGTCTGCCCGTCCGGCGAGGTCTCGATGTTCGTTGCGGCCGAGTTGTTGAGACCGATGATGAATAGCGACGCGCCCGAGTGCCAGATCGCGGAATTCACGCGCTCCGTGGAGCTGGCTACGGTCGAGCGGATGTTCCAGGTCGTTCCGTCCGCGCTCTCGCGGATCTTCTGCACTGACGCGCTCCCCGGCGTCCCCCCCATGATGATCACGCCCGAGCTGTTCGCGGCCACTGCTCCACCGTGCGGAGTCAGCCCGGCGCCCGCTCCGATCGTCAAGCTCGTGTATGTGCTCGCGCGCCCGCTGATCGAGCGGAGGCCGGCGGGGTTCGCGCCGTTCAGGCCGAAGATGTACCAGTAACGATCTCCCGGATTCCAGATGATGCTGCGAATGTCGCCGCCAGTGATCGCGGTCGCCACCGACGACTGCTCCCAGTTTTTCGCAATCGCTAGATCGGTGTAGACGTTGCCGTCCGCGGCCTGCGCGATCTGCGAATCCCAGAGCTCGGCCATGGTGCTCAGGATCCGCTGACCGGCGGACCAGGAAGCGCGTGCGCGTTGGAAGGGGTACCAGACCATTTAGAGTCCTGTGAAGTCCACGAGCCCGCCGTCGGGATCCGTTTCGTCCGCGCTGACCAAGAACCCGCCGCTGAAGCCCCAATCGAACGTCGCCCACGCGGGTAGCATCCGATCGAGCATCGTCTTCATGTCCACGTTCACGAGCGTCAGGAATTGACCGAGGCTCATCGTCGCCGGCTGCACGACCTCGACGAATAGGTGGCAGCGCGTCGAGAGCCAGGCGCCGCCGCCGAGCGAATCGGCCGGATTGCCGGGATTGACCCCGGGCCAATAGGTGGGGTCGGGGGGCGCGGAGAGCGTGGCGCCTTCGTCCCAGCTCAGATCGACGAACGCGTCGCCGAGGAGGTCGGTGAGGGCCGTCCGCACGGCGTCGAGCGTCGGCCCGTCCGTGAGCTTGTAGTGCGTGGCAACCTTCTGGCGCAGGCGCCAGCGTGGCTCGTCTGGGCGGACCGGCACGGCGAGCACGCGGCGCCACCAATCGAGTTTCTCGTCGGCTCGTCGAGGCGTTGCGTTGGCGCGGAGCTTCTCCGCCTGCCGCGGTCCGGTCGCCGAGAGCAGCCGTGCAAGCGCCACGTTCTCGGCGTCCACGAGCGTGCCCGCGTTCTTCGTGTAGGCCGAGCCCCGGCGCTTCTGAAGATCGAGCAGGATGGCGGCGGCGTAGGGGAGGACGCCCTCCGTGGAGCTATCTTCCTTCTCGAGATCGCCGCCGTAGTCGCCGATCGCGCGCCCCGGGGCCTGCGAGTCCCCCCAGATCTCCACGTTCACCCCCGTGTCGAGCGCGGCACCGACAGCATCGAACGTCCGCACCCTTACGGTCCTAGCGGTGACCTCAGCAGTCGCCGCCGCGGCGGTGCTGCCACTCATCGGGCCGGCGTCTGCGGCTCGGATGACGAAGGGGATCTGTGCGCCTAACTCGTCCTCGTAGACGTTGTAAGGGGCTCCGCCGCTGTCCACCCAACGGAACGTCACGTCTCCTGTTCCGTTCACTTCGGCGGCCGGGGCGTGTGTGGCGCCGGTGCCATTGCGCCCGCCGTACCCGGAGATCGTGACGGTCGCCCCGCTCTTCGTGTACGACCACTTCGCGAACGACCCCGAGCGAAAACACGCCACGAGATCCGCGCAGTAGCGGGCGTGCTGTGCCGCGCTCAGCCCGTTCTCCGCGGTGCCCCCGAGCCGCAGGGGAAGAACTCCGCCAAGCGCTCCGAACATCACCACACCAGGAGAGTCACGTACTTGTCATCCGCCGCGGCTCCCGCGACATCGAAGCACCGCACCGTGACCGTTGCTCCAGCGATTTCGGTTGTCACGAAGGCGAGCGTCGATCCGCTCGCGACGGTGCCCTTCGCCATGCTCGGGGCGAAGGCGCCGGAAACGCCGTAATCGTCGAGGTACGACGCCGCGAAGGTAAACGTAACCTCGCCGGGCCCCACTCTCGCGGCCGACGGAAACCCGGCAGGCGCCGAGTCTCCCGCGTAGCTCGTGAGCCGCGTGCCGGTCATCATGAGCGCCGTCCAAATCGTCGGAGCGGCCGGGGGTACGTCGTTGTTCTCGTAGTAGATGACGGCGAAAGGGTTCGTGCGAACGACGGCCGCAAGGTCCGCCGTGGCCCTCACGTAGTCCTCGGCGCCGATGTCGGTCAGTGCATCGATCGCGCCGCGCGAGAGGTAGTTCTCTTTCGACGTGTGGCCGCCGTAGTCGGCGATCGACGCCGTCCTCAGCCATGCGGGGACGCCCGTGGGTACGATGAGCGGCATCGGCTAGGTCGTTTCGTAGATGGCGAAGTTCCGCGGGCGCAGCACGTTCGGCGGGTCGTCGATCGTCGCCGGAATGCTCGGCGTCGTCTTGTTCGCATAGGCGATGGCGAAGTCGGTGATCTCGGGGAACCCCGCGTGCGCCGGGAAGCTGCCGGAGGCTTCGTACCCGCGCGACCACTGCGCGATCGTCGAGTTCGTCACGTCGGTAGGGTCCTCGTCGGTCACGAACGGGTGCCGCCGCGCTCGGTCGAGTCGTGCGGCGTCCGCCGTCATCTCGCCGGGCCCGAAGCGGCCGAGGAGCGCGACCCACGCGGATCCGTACGCCTCGAGATTGAATGCCGCGGGGCAGACGAAGTCGCCCGTCGCCGGACCGTCGCCGGTATCCCCAATCAGGGGTGACTCGAGCGTGAGCACCCACGCGCCCGCGCTACCGCTGGCGGCCGTGACGAGCCGCGCGCGAAACTTGCGATCGGTCGAGGACCACCAGGCGACGTTGGTCTGGCCGGCGACCGCCGTGACCGACGTTCCGGCCGTGACCGTGATCTGGTCGTTCGCCGAGCCTACGGCGGAGATCGTGACCCGCCCCAAGTCGCCGGCTACAAGCGGCGGCCACGGCGTCGGATCGATCCAGCCCTGCCCGTTCCCGCCCGCGAGCGCCGAATCCGGGATCGTCACCTCGAGCGCCACGTCGAGATCCTCGTCGGCGACCGTCTGGATAACGTTCTCCTGCGGGATCCCCATCTTCGTCTGGATGTAGACGCGCACGGCCTGGGTCTGCGCGGTAGTGAGCGCACGGGAGTAGTCGCCGAGCTCGAGATCGAACTGGCGGATCGCGCAAGTCTTCGACGAACCGGGGCCGCCGAGCGCCGGGTAGACGTAGCCGTCCTGGACGCCGCCGAGCGAATCGAGCGTCCAGCCGCGGAGCTGGCCCCAGTTCCCGCCCGCCGGTCGATTGCGGAGAACATTCAGGATCCGATCGCGCTTCCGAGGGTCGCTCTCGCCGTCGTCCCCGCCAAGTAGCGGCTCGGACGCGGACACGCTCGCCTCTTCCGCCACGTTCGTCGGCGGCGTCACGAAGCGGACGAGTTTGCCGGCGCCGAGGTTCGTCTTGGAGCCGGTGTCGATCGACTCCACGTCGATCTCCTGGCCGTCCGCCGGATTCGTAACCGTCGTCGTGGTCTTGGCAGAAAGGCCGTTCGGGAGAACGAGCGGCGTATTCGCCGGGATCGTCGTCGCCCCGGCAATCGTCAGCCGGATCTTGCCCCGCGAGCCGCTCGGCGGGATCTCCGGGAGCCCGTACCCGACGCGGATCGCTTCGAGGTCCTCGCCTACGGCGTTGAGCACGTCCCACGCCTGCTCGGCCGCGTTGATGTTCGCGAAGCCGAGGAGCAGTGGGCCCGAGATCGCGGTCCCGAGGATGTGCCAATCGGAGCCGGGCTCGGTCGGAGGCTCGTCGCCACCCGCGTCGATGGCGGCAAGGCGCCCGTCACGAAGGAATCGATCCCTCAGCTCGGCGGCGCTTGGTTGGAAAAGGTCTGCCATCAGTCGGTGTTCGCGAAGTCGCGCTCTCCGCTCACGAGGTCGGTGTAGTGAACCGTCACGCGCGCTCGCCCGCCGAGTCCGCGCTCAACGTCGACCTGGTTGACGCGGAGCACCTTCTCGACCTCGGTCATGTGATGAAGCGCCTCGGCAACGTTTGCGCGCTCCTCGACCTCGAACGAATCGCCCATGCGCCGGGCAACGCGCTTGCCGAAGCCGTCCACCGCGCTCGAGTTGCGGCGAGTGAGCAGGGCGAGGAGCACCCGCTGCCGAGTCTTCGGCATCTGCGCGAAGTGCTCCGTCGTCGGGTCTACCTGGTAGTCCCCGGTCGAGGGGTTGAGGTATCGGGAGCCGGCACTCAGGCCGAGAGCGTCCGGGGCGGCGGCGGGCGTGCCGATTCCGAACGGGGCGCTACCCATTGCGGAGGCACCAAAGCCGGTCAATTGGCCCCTTGCTTGCGGCCGGGCGGGGGCATGCTTGAATTACGGGGCATGGGGAAACGTGCGCTTTTGGTTCTTGTCGTGGCGTGCGCCGTCGGTTGCGGTGATGCCCAGTTCGGGCTGCGTGCCGAGGGCGGCGATGCCGGCGCTCCGGAGCCCCTCTCAGGGCGCGGCGGCGGGAGTGACGACGCGGGGACCGGTGGTGCGCTCGACGCTGTGGGCGGGGCGACAGGGGGCAGCGCTGGCGGTAGCGGCGCGCCGATGGTCGAGGCGGGGAAGGGCGGCGAAGTGTCGGCGGCTGGAAGCGGCGGGAGCTCCGGGGAAGGCGTTGCCGGCGCGGAGCATCAGGAGGGCGGGGCGGGTGGCGAGGACCAGGGCCTGGCCGGGACTGGCGGGGTAGTCGGCGTGGCCGGTGTCGGCGGTGGCGCGGGCGTCGCCGGAGCGGCATGCGTCCCGACGATCTCGAACCTGAACGCCTGCCTCAACGGCAAGTGCGGGCCGGCCTCGGACGGCTGTACCGACGACGCCTACGATTGCGGCTCGTGCGTCAACCCGTGCGATTGCACCGATCGGGAGTGCGGACGGCTCACCGAATGTGCCGACGCCGCCCGTTCCCTGTGTGGCCCGAGCGCGGGAGAATGTGGGGCCTTCGAGCTTTGCCTCGAGAAGGCCGTTCCCGGCACGACGACGCTCGGCACTACATGCCAAGAGCCCGGGTTCCAGATGTGCGTTGCGCACCGCCCCGGTCAGCAAGAGACGTGCTGTGACCAGAATGCCACCGAGTGCTCGGTCGGCTACTCGAATTGCTTGTACCTCTACGCCGTGAACGTGCGGACCGGGGAACCATGCGGCTCGTGCATGACCGGGGACACCGAGCACAAGTGCGGCCCCGGCTGGATCGATTAGAACGGGCACTCGAGCGCGACGATCGGGATCTTGGGGAGGGCCGGGAAGGCGAGCGTTGGAGCCGGCAGGGGCGGAATCGGCAAACTCACACTGAGTTTGATGCCCACGTCTGGCGGCTTCAGGCTCGGTAGTTTCGGGAGTGCGGGGAACGCCAGCTTCGGCACCGGCAACGGCGGAAACGGCAGGTCGATCGCGAGGTCAATCCCGATGACCGGCGGCTTCAAGCTCGGGAGCTTCGGGAGCGCCGGGAAGGCCAGCCTGGGAATTGGCGGCTTCGGGATCGGTAAATCTACGGAGCACAAGTCACGCGAACCAGCCGAACAGCCCGGCCGCAACGCTTCCGAGGAACAGGAGCGCCGCCGTGAATCCGCTTACGTTCATGAGGGGCATCCACGTCCCGGGAGTCAGCGTGAGCGGCGTCGCGATGGCCGCTGGGATCGTCAGCGGCCCCGTCATCGGCGTGCACATGATGAACATGCCGGGAGGCATGCCGGGGAGCTTCAGGTTGCCGTTGATCACCACGTCGGCACCCTGAAGCAGAAGCCCCGCGCCGCCCTTGCCGAGGAGCGAGATGTCACCGTTCTCGTCCACCTCGATACACGCGCCATTGGCGAGGAGTTGGGCCTTCTTGTTCTTGCCGTCGAGCAGGAAGATCTGGTGCTTCCCGTCCGCGTCTTTGACGATCACGCTCGCCGAGCGCTTGCCCTGCTGAACGCGGACCTGAGCGACATCGTCCGGGCCCGTCGTGTGGAGCACGGCGTCGCCGGGGTCGAGCTTGCCGACGACCTTGGCCGATCGAGTGTCCCGCGCACCGATCACGAAGCCGAGGCGCCCGCCGATGTTCTCGACGACGATGCACTCGGCCGCTCCCTCTTCGGTGCGCCCGAAGGGTAGCGAGGTAACGCCGAGCGCCTGGCAGACGGGCAGCTCGCCGAGGTTCTCGGTATCGGACTCGTCGTCCTCGACCGGGGAATAGACCTGCCAGCGCGCCGAGCCGTCTTTCAGGACGGACACGCCGAGGAAGCGGTGCTGGATGTTCGCGCTCATCCGCTCGCCCCGAGTTGGTACGCGCCGATGCGCCAGCATTCGAGATCGGTCTCGGCGCCGCCCGCCTTCGAGTAGCGGAGGGTCCGCCGGTAGATCCACATGTGCTGGTTCACGTCCGCAACCTCGTCTTGGATGTCGGCGATCGTATCGACCGCGTAGATGGCGCCGCTGTCCGGATCGGTGTGCCCGCGCACCGTGCACCGGTACGTCAGCGTCTCTTTGAGCCGGTCCCAAATGGCGCGGAAGGCGACGGCCTGGATGTGCTCGCGCGTCCGCGCCATGCGGTCGTGGAGCGAAAGCAGGCGGTAGAGTTTCCCGTCCGCGTCGGCGCCGTTCGGGGCCGGCTTGACACGCCCCGTGATCGCCGCCTTTTGGGTCTCGGGCGTGAGCACGGCGGAGTCAATGAGCCCGCTCGTGTTCTTCGGCGTTTTCTCGCTTGCCGCGGGAAGTCCGCCAACCCCTCGCACGATCGTGAAGGTCGGGAAGCTCGAGAAGTCCCGGCGCGCGACCCCGCTTTTGATGCGGTTCGCTCCGCCTTCCGCGAAGGACCGCCGGAGCTTGAATAGCGGCGCCTGGTCGTAGTTCGGGGCCTGGAGCAAGAGCTCGTTGCGGGCGAGCACCGGCTGAATCGTCGCCCCGTGCCGAACTGCCAGGCGGTTGACGTAGTCGTAGATCCCTTGTTCGGCGTCGGGTCGTAGATCCTGGAGCGAGAGCGTCCGGAAGTCTTTGGGTGCTCCGCCGCCGCGCGCTTTTCCGCCCGTTCGCACGTTCCGGACGACGGCCGCGTCGCCGAGGACGATTTTCACGCCGCACGGGGAGCAGGCGAGCTGGACGGCCGCCTGAAGCGTCATCCCGTCTTTGATGGCTAGCTGCGGGTCTACGTGGCACTCGACGAGATCGGCCAGGTAGTCCCGGCCCTCGCACGCGACGCTCCGGAACTCGGACCGCTCGGTCACGTCGATCCGCCCGAGTAGCTGCGGCGCCTCGCCGACGATGAGCTTGACTGGCTGCGCCTCGAGACCGCGGAGATCCGCCGGGTTTTCGCTCAGGTAGTCGAACGAGAAGCCGTCGGTGGCGACGAGGTAGCTCGAATCGATCTGCCAGTCGCCGATCGCTCGCGTCTCTCGTCCGAGCCCTTCGAACTGGACGGTGAGCGTGAGCCCCGTAGGCTTTTCCTCGGCCACACTACGCCGCCGCCCGGGCTCGCACGACCACGACGGTGCCGAGCGGCACGTAGGGCAGGCGGGCGAGCACGGGGTTCATCACGAGAAGATCTTCGAGGGTCATTCCGGCGTCGCCCGCCACGTCGGAGACGAGTGCTCGGGTTTGCGTGACGAGCGTTCGGAGCTTGACCGCGGGGTCCTCGGCCAGGCGCCGGTTGAGCTTGATTGCGGCTTCGCGGTTGCGGCGCGAGGCGTCGCGGATCCCCCAGTTCTCCGGGTTCGCCGCGGCGTCGCAGGTCTGCTCGAGCTTCTCCATCTTGTAGGCGAAGTCGTGCAGGCTCGCGGAGAGCTTCTGCACTTGCGCGAGCCCCTGCGCGACGATGCCGGTCGCAAAGTTGAGCGGGTCGATCGACGGCTCGGGCGGCTCTTCCTGCTTCCAGTCGGCCTTCGCGACTTCCTTGTCGAGCGCTCCCGCTTGGCTCGTGAGGCCGGCCACCGTCGTTGCGTCGACCGCTTGCGGGTCTTCTTCGGTGAGCGGCGGCGAATGCCGGAACTCGACCTGTACGTCCGTACCGTCGCGCTGCTTCGGGTCCGTCGTGTCGTCCCAGTTCGAGGGCACGCACGTGAACACTCGGTTCAGCAGGGGATCGAAGAGCGTTCCCGCCGTCCGGTCCTGCATGGCGCGGAAGAGCTTCGGGTAGCCCTCCGCGAACATCTGCTTGTAGGGCCCTTTCGCGACGTTCTGCCGGAGCGGGATCGTGTAGCGGAACATGAGCCCGTGCGCGCCGAGCTGCTCGATATAGTCGAAGTCCCGGTACTGGATGACGTGGTCGACGCCCTCGTGCCGGAAAGAGACGTTCCGCGCGGAGATCGGGTAGACCTCGCCGCGCCACGAGAACTTTGCGAGGAGCTTTAGAACGTCCACTAGGATCTCGTCGGGTCGGCGGAAGGAGCGTTCGAGCGATTGAGCGGGGGCTTCGCGGTCTCGACGACGCTCTTGAACGCCTCGCCTGCCGCCTTGGCCGATTCGACGTTGAGCCGGCGGGCCTCGGCCTCGGCCTCGCGGATCTTCGTTTGCGCTTCGGCGACCATGGTCTCGAGCGACTTCGCTTCGACCTGCTTATTGGAGGCGCCGAACATCCCCATCACGTCGTCGAAAACGTCCGTCTTGCTCGCCTTGCGGCGCCGCTCCTCGAGACTGTCGAGCGCGTCGCGCGCGGCCGTGAACTCACTCGACGACGACGTGCCCTTGAGCCCGCGGATCCGGTTGAGGTCCTCGCCCGCCGCGGCAATCCCCTGTTCGCCGGCCTCGAATCGAGCGATGCCCGTGCCCTCGATGGCCGCCGCGATGGGAGCGCCGATGAGGGCGCCGATGCCGGCCGCCGCAAGGACGCCGCCCGCGGTTGGCGCGCCGAGGAACTTGCCGCCTCCCGCTGGTGCGCCCCCCGGGACAGGAACCCCGCCGCCGCCTCCGCCGATCAGGGTCAGGATCTTGTTTTTGACCGCCGCCCCGATCCCCGCCGTAGCGAGGTCGAGGAGGAGCTTGGCTCCGACGAGCTTGAAGATAGAGCCGACCGGGTCTTTCGCCACGGCTTCGACCAGGCTCGCGAACAGCTTGGCCGCGGTGGCGAGCGACGGAATGAGTTTCGTGAACTCGGGGATGAGCTTGGTGACGACGGGAAGGAGCTCCGTGCCTATGGCGCGGTTGAACTCCTTCGTCGCTTCCTTGAATTGGAGATCCGGATCCGCCAGGCGGGAGGCCACGCGCTCGGCGATCTGGGGCTCCGTGACCGACGCGCTCGTGAGCCGCTGCATCTCGGCGCGCACGGCGTCGGAGCCGGCCTGCCCGCGCTTTTTGCGCTGGGCTTCGGGGAGCGCGGCGTTCTGGCGTTCGGCCGCGGTGAACAGCGGCGAGAATCCTTGCACCGCTCGGATCGAGCGCTCGCTGAAAATGTCGCCGAGCTTCGTGAGGTCGCCCTGGGTCTTCTCGATGACCTGGGCCATGATTTCGCCCGGGTCTTTGAGTTGCGTTTTCGTCTTGTCGGTGAATACGTCGACGCCGATTGCGCTGAGCTTCCCGGACTTCGCGGTCACGTCGGACCCGAAGCGCTGAACGCTCGTGACGGCCTCGGCCGCACTCGCCGCGCCGCCTCGCTGCCGTGCCGCTTGGGCGAACGCCACCATCGTGGCCAAGTTCTTCTCCGAGCTGCCGGTGAACAGGCTCGACGTGGCGGCGAGGCCCGCCATCTCCGTCGCGAGGTCCTTCACCTCGACCGCGCCGACCGCGCCCATGCCGGCCGTCGCCCTCATCACCTCGTTCAGCTTCTTCAGGCGCTCGGTCGGGTCCTTGATCTGGTCGGAAATCGGGATGAACGCCGCGCCCATCGCGCCCGCTAGCTCGCTTAGGTCCGTGCTCGTCGCGAGCGCGACCTGCGACATGCTGGTCATCATCCCGCGAGCACTCTCGAGATCGCCCGTGACATCCACGAACGAGCCGAGGCCCTCGAGGGCCTCCATGCCGGTGAACCCCTGGACGCCCTGAGCCTCCCGGAGGAGCTCGCCTTTGATCTGTGGCTTCCCGGCCTGATTGGCGAGCTGGCTTGCCCGGGCCGACTCCGCCATCTGCGTCTGGATGCCGTTCCCGACCGCGAACGCCCCGCCGACGCCGAGCCCGAGCGCCGCCGTCCGCCCGAGCGCCCCGAAGGTTCCGCCGACCGACCTGCCCGCCACGCCAGCGGCTCCCAAGACGGCGCCAGCGCGCCCCTTGCCTACCCCCGCCCGGTGCCGCTCCTCGGCCCGGAACTGGGCCATGAGGGCGCCTGAGCGCTGCCTATCGAGGGACGTGGCCGCCCGCTTCCGCGTGGCCTCTTCCCGCTCGGTCTGCCGGAGCCGCGCCCGGTGCGCCCGCTCGTCGAGGCGCATCCGAGCTTCGGTGGATTTCTGGTGTGCCCGGCTCCAGTATCGTTCGGCCTGAGCCGCCGCCTTCGCTTCCGCCTTGGCCGCGTTGTCGGCCCCGATCGCGCGCGACCGCGCCGCCGTGCGCGCCGTCGAGCTTGACGCCGGGCGGTTTACCGGGGTGCCGGGGAACTGACGCCGGACGAAAGCGTTGTGCTGGCGGATCCGCGCTTCGACCGACGAGAGCGCGCGCCCGACGGCGTTCTCGTTGATGACGCGGAAATCATAGGTGAGTTCTGACACTTTCTACTCGTCGATCGTCGGCAATCCCTCGAGCACGGCGACCATGCGTTCCTCGGCCATGCGCATCCGCTCGGCCATCGCGACGGCGTCTTCCTTGGTCACCGACCAATCAGGGATGCGCAGGCTTAGAGAGGTCTCCGTACCACCCGGAGGTGTACTCGACGCAGGCGAGCCAAAGAAGCCAGTGCCCAAAGAGTAAACAGCGAGGCGCGACCTGAAAGAACTCGGCAAGCTCTCGCACAGGGATTCCAGGATGACGGATAGCGTGTAGGCTCGCTGGGCCAACAACGATGCTGCATCCGCCCAGTGAACCGAGGAGAGCTGCTGTAAAGGGAACTCCGCGGCGCCCTCCACGAGGCGCTTCACCCAAGCCGATAGTTCCTCTTCCGTCTGGATCGTCTTCTCGAACGGCCCGTACTTCGTTTGTACGAGCAGATAGAGATTGTAGAGCACGGCCATTTCGTCGGCGGAAAGGAGCTCGTTCACCTGGTCGCCGCTCTGGAAGATCAGCGGGTAGAACTCCTTCTCGTCGTTCCCGTGGTTCGCCTCGGCCCGGCAGCACGCGGCGAGGATCTCGGCGATGATGCAGTCCGATACGGGCGCGGCTCCGTGCGTGCCCTCTTGGTCCTCGCGAGCAAGCCCGTACTTTTCGCGCGCCCTCTTCAGGCCGCGGGAACGCGCGTGATTGTGCTGGTCGGTCGGGAGCACCTGGATCCGCACGCTCTCCACGCGCTTGCCGTCGGGAGTGCGGCGCGGAAACGCGACGACCTCGCTCGGGAGGCGCTGCGAAAGGCGCTGGAAAAGTTCGCTTGCGGGTACGTCGTTCGGAGGTCCGGGCATTTCGATTCCCCATGTTGGAAATAGAGAAAGCCGCCCGGCACATGCCGCTCATGGGGAGTAAGCGGTTGCGCACGAGCGGCCTTCATCTGGTGACCCGCGTTCTGCCGTTGCTCCCCATGAGCACGCGCGGGCGTCATGTTGTGCGGAGCCTAGGAAACGGGCTTGGCCTCGCCGGTCCAGGTGATCGTGCTGGTCGCCGCGGCTCCGGCTTCCTGCGTTGACTCGACGTTTTGGATCACGCCGAGCCCCGCGTAGGAGCGCGCGCCGATGAAGACCTGAGTCTCGACGAACTCGCCCGAGATGAGCGCGCCCTCGTAGTCGAATTCGTGTCCGCCGATCGGCACGGGCGCGTCGAAGACGTGCGTCAGCTCGGGGAGGCCGGCGGCGTAGCCCGCGAGCCCTTCGCCGAGCAGGTTGATCGGTTCGCGGTTCGCGTTGAGCGAGCGCTGGATGCGCGTCTTCTGCGTGACGGGCGAGCCGTTGTAGAAGAACTGGATGAGCGCGTAGTTTTGGAGTGCCATGTTAGCCCGCGCTCACTTCCGCGATTCGGTAGGTGAATTGATGTGCCAGGTCGATCACGTTCAGATCCAGCCCGACCTCGAGCCGCGATCCGGTCTTGATGACCCGGAGCGACGCCTTGCTCGCTTCGATGTTCTGCAACTTCTCCGCCGCCGCGAAGTCTTCAAGCGACCGCACGATGTGCGGCTTGAACGCTTCCGGATTGAGCGGGCCCTTGCCGACGCGGTTCCAGTCCACCTTCCCGCTCGGGAGTAGCGGGGTATCGGCGAGCCGCTTGCCGCGGTAGTTCAGGCCGACGTTGACCATCTCCGTGTCGGTCCACTCGTCCGCCACCGACACGCGGTGACGCTCGAGCGAGCGCGGGTCGTCGAGTGCGCCGGTCGCGTCCTTCGAGCGCGTGGTCGCCGCATAGACGAGGTAGGTCGAGACGCCGTTCGTCATGATGGGCGAAAGCCCGTCGTTGACGGCGTCGTTCAGCTCCGTCGGCGTCGGGATGTCCGCGTCCGCGTAGGCGGGGAGGATGATGTTGTTCAGCGGGAAGAAGTCGAAGTTGGTCGCCGTGTGGACCTCTTCCTGCATCTGGTAGATCGCGGCCATCGCTCCGACGAGTTCCGCCGGGTCGTGCTCGCTGTTCTCCATCCACGTGATGGCGAGGCGCTCGTAATTCTTCGCCACCGCGATCGTTGCCGCCGCGGATTCCGCCTGGCGGTTCGCTGCGAGCCCGACCGAGCGAAGTCCCGATTGCGGGAGGCTCTTGCTCGTGATGTGCGTCTGCAGGTGCCCGAGGCTCGTCGCGTCCGTGAGGCTCGTCCCCATGTAGTAGAGGCGCGTCGCCGAGAGAGTGGCGAGCGCCGTCGCGAGGTTCGCGGGCTCGGTGGTGGTACCGTCCGCGCCGGCCGCGCCCGATCCGACCTGGCCGGAGAGCGTGACCACGAGGCCGGTGCCAAGCGGCGCGATCTCGCGGTGCACGTTGATCGCGAAGATCGACGCAGTGCCCTGCGAGGCCCCGGCGATCTTGGCCGTGAGCGTGAGGACAGGGGTCGCGTACGTAGCGGTGACCGGGAGGTGGGTCTTGGCGTTGACAGCCAGGACCGCGAGCGCCGCGATGGCGTCGAAGGTGGCGCCGGAGGCGTAACCCACTGGAATTGCCTCGCCCGCGACGATGAGCGTCAGCGTGCCGGCTCCGGTGACCGTCCCGGAGAACGTCGCGGTAGCCGTAGCCGTGACCGGGGAGCCGCCGCTCGTCGCCGCGTAGGGCACCGCGTAGGGCGCCTTGAACGGGTTGATGCTGAGGTACTTCCGGATCGCGCGATGAAGCGGGGAGCCCGCGCCAGCGCCCGCACGAGCCACGGACTCGTCGGCCACTCGGTACTTCGTGTTCGCCGTCCACGCGCCAGCCGAGGACATCGGCATGACGAAGACGATCTCGCGGCCCGGCGCGAACGCGGCGGCTTGTCCCTGGTTGAAGAGGATCTCGGCGTATGCGCCGGGCACACGCCAATCGAGTGGCACGCCCGTGATCGGGATCTGAGCAGGCATCAGCTATCGCTCCCCGCGCTCGCGCGCGACTTGGAACTCGACAACACGGGAGCCGCCGACTTGACCGGCACGGCAACCCCGTCCTTGACTTCGACCTTCACGAACTCGACTCCGCAAGCGAGCGCGGTCTCCGCGTCGGCCGGCCAGAGCGGGCGCTTGCCACGCCTGAATCGGTTCAGGATCTCGAGCGCGTCCGCCGAATCGGCGTCGCACTCCCAAGCCTCATTGGTGGCCGGGAACGTGGCGTTCTTGGCGGTCTTGCCGTCGCGTGCGTCGTTCCCGCGCTCGATGCGGCGCCCGATGTACTGCGGCGCCTGACCGCTCATGCGGACGGACGTGGGCACGTAGACGAGGTCGTCGTCCTTCGCGTAAAACCGGAGTTTCGACATCAGAACCTTCTGGCGATTTCGGCCATGCGGCGAGACATGCCGCGGTGAAAAGAGCTGCCCGCGGTGTCGCGAGCGCGTGAGAGAAAGCGGTAGGGCTTGGTGCCCGGGTGGTTCACGGCTCGGCGGAACACGAGCCGGCCGCCGCTCACGAAGCGGAGGGCCTTGCCGCGGCGTGCGCGGATGACGTGAGGCTTGGAGCCGCCCTCGAGCGTGCGCGCGTGCGGCTTCGGGTTGCGGAGCCGGACGACGCCGCCGGAGCGGGTGCGGATGACCTTCCCCGAGGTCGCCGCCTGGGTGGCGCCCGTGCGGCGCGTGAACCCCGGCTTGCGCTGGACTTCGGCGACGCCGGACTCTGCCGCGAGCCTAAGCTCGGTGGATACCGCGGCGCGGTGAGTGGCGAGAAAGCGGGAGTGGGCGGCGCGGACGGGGCGGAGGTCGATCACGCCGGATGAAGCTTCGGGCGGATCATCGTCCAGGTGATCCCGTCCTGCGACGTGGCAAACAGGCCGTTTTTGAGGCGAATGCTGATCATGGGTCTTGGTAGGGAGGGTCCGTGCTCGCGTAGAAGTGGCCAGGGAGCACTCCCTCGGGCGCGCCGCCGATGCCGAGGTCGTAGTCGGCGCCGGTGAACGGGCCGTAGGCTTCGAGATCCGAGAGCGCGCCGGGGTGCTCCTCGCTCTCGAGCCGAATCGTCATCGCGTAGTAAAAGGGAGAGTTCTCGTCGCCGGCAAAGCGCGCTTGGCCCGGACCTTCGTGGCCGACCACGGTCAGCGCGCCGAAGTTGCATCCGCCCTCGCCGAGCACGTTCACGCCGCTCTGGTAGGCTGGGTGTCCGCCGTTCTCGACGACGAGGTCGATGAGCTTCGAGATGTAGCGGGCCGCGTCGACGAGCTGGAAAGCCGTCGCCACGTCCGCCGGGCCGAGGATCCAGTCCACGGTCCACGGCTGGACGAGCTTCCGCTGGTCGAAGAGGTGGGGCTCGTAGCGAGCGGTGCCGTCCACGTAGACGGCGAGGAGCGGGAAGCCGGCCTTCCGCGCCTGCATGACGTTCGCCGTCGGCTCGAGTTCGAGCACGTCGGCCACCGGAAGAGTCGGGCTGATGCCGTGCTCCGGGGTGAGCCGGTTCGCCACCGCTCCGACCCATGCGTCCGTGAGCTCGGCGAGGATCGAAGCCTTGAAGAGGTCGGCGAGTATCCGGCGCGCGGGCTCGAGCGACGTGAGGGTCCGGGCCGCCCTGACGGTCGCGAGGTTCGGCGGGAACTCGGCGGCGCCGTACGCTTTCGCGATCGTCGTCACGTCGCCTCGTTCATGCTCGGCGAGAGGGTGAGCATGATGCGCGTCGGTCGGCTCTGGTCGATGTCAGCGAGCCGGAACTTCGCGCCGGTCGGGTAGCTTGGGCCGACGATCGCGAAGTAGAGCTCGGTGCCGGCGGGGCCGGTCGTCGCGAACATCGCGGGGTCGGTG